TTGCCTTATAATATTTATTCATATATTAAAACAAATATATTATAAATAAAATATATTTTTCAGATAAAATACATAAATATAACTTTACTACCCAAAAACTACCCAATTTCTTTTTTTCCTTCCGAGCGGCGAGAGTCGCTTTTTTCTTAGCCAATAATTAATATAGCAAAAAGTGAATATGAAAAAATTGTTGAAAAAATAGACTGAATCCATTTTTTATTTATTTTATTATTTTTCCATTTATCTTTGAAATGCGGGACTAAAAAATATATTATAGCCCCTATCACCAAAAATATTGATAATATTATTCTAACCATGACCCGATTTTTTTCAGAAATAAACATTTCCCATGTCCATACATTGACGAAACATAACACAATTCCCGTTAAAAGAACCACAAGTAAATTATTCCAAATATTTTTATATGCCAGTTCCGTTTGTTCTTTCTCCTCATGGGAAACTTCGCTTCCGATTTTTAAGCATGATAATTCTCTTATTATAAATTTTATAATCATTACCAAATAAAGGCTTATTACTGTTAATAGAAAGCAATATGCCGCCATATCACTTTCTGTTTTTACGTCTGTTTTCATAAACATAATGAACAATACAGCCCAAGCCGCTACTAATATATATAAAATCTTATAAACCAGTTTTAACCGACGCTCTCTTAATTCAAAATCTTTTTCACGGTCTATTTTCTTGTTGTTTGAAGGTTCCTCCATTCTTTTCTCCTCATAAGTTTTATTGAAAATATATTACTATATTTTAATTAAAATGTCAAGACAAAAAATAAAATCACCCCAACAAAGCAGTTTTACCTGCCCTGTCGGGGATTATTTTACTTATTATAGCCTTCTGTTTTGTTTCCGAACAACATAAATCCCGGCTCCAACCTATCAGATTTTTCGACAAGTTGAACGGGATTCTGTTTACACCATTCCATACAGGCTTCGGTTTCGGAGGCTCGGAGTTTGTTCCTTTGGATTTCCATTCGAGAAAGATTCCAACCGAAAGAAGCCTTAAACGATACGTTTATCAATATCATTATGACCTTTATAATCGCCGCAAATATCACCGCCGAAGAAAAATTAAAAATCACTTTCGCAAACAATCTTCCGATAAATACCGCAGACACAAAAGCCAAAATCAAAGATTTTATTGTGTTTATGCGGTCGGCACGTTCCGCGTCGAACATTTCCGAAGGCGTTTTATTCGACGTGAAAGTTGCGTTGAACGACGTTATGAAGTTTGGGTCATACGCTTTTATTTTGATTTTATTGCACCGCCGTATTGCCCGATATTGCGCGAAACTGATTTTCTTTCCCGTCATCTCTTTCAAAAGCTCTGTAAGACCACGCCCGAGATATTTATCGGTATATTCCTCTATCGTCAATCCCACAAGATTCAGGTTATGTTTTCGATAAGCGATTATGGCGCTCTTTGTGCAATTCTCGCAATACTCCGATACCCGCGACCGATACGGAGAAGCGCATAAAGTTTTTATCTTCTCGTTTGCTTCGTCCGCCGCGTTCTTGTATGCCTCGGTATTTCTCCCTCGGCTTCGGGCATACTTTTTTATTAACTCACCTATGGAAAACGTCCCCGCCATTAACCATACTACTTCGACCGTAATTTCCTGTATGTTCAATTCCGCAGAGGTATCTACCGTCACGAAATAGCTTGCGATAATCGCCACAAAAATGACTATCGTTATCGCCATGGTAAATATATCCACGAACGCTCCGTCTTTTTTCGGTTTATTGATTACCGTAACATTCATGACGTTTTTATCTTCTTCGGGTATCTTATCCATTTCCCTTTCCTCCGTTCAGATTCGTTACTTCCACTTGCCCGCAATATCTCCAAAGCTCCTCAAACTCTTTGGACAGCTTAAATGCTATTGCTCCGAGAGTATTTCCCACCGCCGCAAATGCAAACACAAACGTCAAGCCTTCTATCGTGGATTTCTCCATACTATTGACGAGCGCCATAAGCCCGAACAATACCCAGCAAATCACTGCGGCGTTCGGGCTTTTGATTACCTTTATGAGCGCTTTATACAACGGCAGTGCGGCACAAATCAATACCGCGATAAACACTCCCGACAACGTACTTTCCGCGTCATGCGTGGCTATCAATGGCAGTTTGACGATTCCCGCGATAAAGGTGGGAACGATACAAAAGACCATTCCCACGCAATACGCGATTATCCTTGCGTTGTAGTACCATTCTTTACTGTGCTTTATCTTCTTCATTGTCGGCTTTCTCCTTTACGGGTTCGCCCTCGGTTTCTTGAATTGCCTTGTTGAGTTCGTGCTTTATCGTTTCCTTGCTCTCGGCTCCGATATTGAATCTCTCCATGAACTGCATAAAGGCTTTGGTATAACATGCCGTCGCTTTCTTTATCGCTTCCACGTCTTTCTTGGTGGACTGTCCCGTTTGTCCGTTCGCGTTCGATTCGTCTATTAGTCCGTTTGTGCCTTTAATTTGTTTATCCAGCTTTTCCGAGACTTCCGCAAGCTGTTTCTTCAATCTCCCGTTTTTGACGTTCGTATAAATCAGATAGACGATAAAGACGGCAAGCTGAGCGACGGAAGCAATCGTGTTTATCGTGACTTGCTTTTCGGAAGCGGCAGTCTTGATAGCTTCCACCGCCGCGGCATATTCGTCACCGATTCCCGCTTCGTCCGCGTACTTCTGTACCCATTCCAAAAACGCGTCCAAATCAAAGCCTATATCTTCGTCGGGTGTTTCCTCGTCCTCGCTCATTTCGTCGCTTGTAGTCGAATCTGTACTGTCCTGCGGGGCTTCCGAGGTCAGTTCCTCAGCTCTCGCCGAATATGTATTCGAGCCGAATATAAAGCCTATACATACAGCCAAAAACGCCACAAGTACCGCAATTATGATTACGTTTACCAATCTTTTCTTTTTCATCTTCTTTTACTCCTCAAATGTTACATTTACGCCGTTATCGACGTATTCGTTCAGTTTTTCTAAAATCCTTCTTTTTATTTCAAGTTCTTCGGTCAAAGTCTTTTCGAGTATTGTTATTCTCTCCTCCTGTTTCCGAGCCGTCTCTGTCAGGCCCGTTATCGTGTTTTCCATATCCGACAACATTCCGTGCGCATAGAATTTGCCTTCGATGTCTTTTAAGACGAGCGGTTCTATATCATACTCCGAGACCTTGACTCCGCGAACGCAATGGATTATCTTTCCGTCTAACTGTCCCGCCATTAGCTCGTTCAACGGAATTGTTGTTTTATAGCCTTTCAGCGTGAGTTTCTTCTGCGGCCGATCATTTATCCGATAGACGAAAATAAACTCTCCCGAAAGCCCTTTTATCCCCTCAAAATCGAGTTCAAGGGGATTGTCGGCAATGGAAAAGGCAGGCTCTGAAAACCTGCCTATCCCGTGATATTTAAGATTTACCGTCATTGTTTACGTTTCCTCCTCCGTGCTTTTCTCTGCCGCTAACAGATGAGCAATTTTGTAATTTGCTTCCAAGTCGAATTGCTGTTGCCATTCCTCGATTAAGTTACGGATATAATCAGGGACTCTTTCCTCGTTCTTCGCTTCCGCCAAAAGAGAGATAAATTCGTTAAACATGGCTTGCACTATCGCATAGGCTTCTGCTTTCGGATAGTTTCTGACGGGTAATGCCTCAAAGTCCTCCAATGCTTCCACAATAGAAACTTCGGGAATATTGATTGATATACCGTTCTCTATGATACTGTCCGCACAATCCAAGGCCATTCGATAATATTGCTCCATTCTTTCATGGTCGGAATGGAAATTACTCGATACAATATTGTGGTGCAACACGATAATGTTTTCCACTCCCACCTTTAAGGCTTTTTCTGCCAAACGATAATTTTCCATTACTTCACCTCCGCATGTCTTTGAACCTTAGCGGGAATCGCTTCAAACGCTTCGTCTTTCAGGTCAAGAATATCTTTATACCATTTCACGACTTTGCTATGTTCTTCTTCGCTCTCCGTTACCGTTCCGTAATTCACGTTTCCCTTATGAATATCGTAAGCGTCGAGCAAAGGTTTTCGTATCTGTCGTTTCGCGTCCGTTTCATACCTCGTTTCTTTCAGTCGGGTTTTTACGTCTCTGAATGTAATTTTCCGTGCGTTGCTCCAAATCATTCTTTTGTCACCTCCTCGGGGGCTGTCAATAAGTAGTAGTCTTGCTCTACGGTGTTTTCCGCTCCGTATTCGCTGTTGTCCGTGTCGCCTTGCTCTATCGTCTCGCTTCCGTTCTTCCATGCTATGTAAGAATCGGCGGAGAAATCCGCTTGTTCGGTCGTGATTTCGGCGGTTTTGTAAGTTACGGTTAAGGGATTGCCTGCTTCGTTCCATGCGGCAAGCTGGGCTTTCCACGCGGTCGAGGTGGAAAGATTTGGATAGGCGGTTTGTAAGAACCAAAAAACAATGGCGTTAAAATCTGCGTTAGACATATAACACCCTTCATTTTGTCCTGAAATAGCATTATACACACGGGTTGTAATTTTATTAGAGATTAAACCGTTTCTACTAAAACCAACAGGTTTAGTTATTACGTAATAAGCATAGCAATCATTAATAATCGAGGTATACCACGTCTCCGTCCCGTTAAATGTCAACGTATTACTCTGCCTTTGTATCTCTCCTGTTTCGGGATATGCGGTATCATATTCAGTCAATTCCACCGCTTCGGGAAGGGAAAGCACTGATTGGGTGTAGGGCTCATAGGGAAGCGCGGAAGAACCGTAGTTTAACATGGGCTTTAATACAACGTTATTTACACTCGCACCTTTATATACGACGAATTGTAATAACATTGACGACGTATTTTCTAAATTTAATTGAATATTACCGTTATATAAGTTCCAACTTTCAGTATAATTATCACGAGAAATTTGCAGACAATAAGTATCGGCTCCGCCATTTTCTAAACCGCTGATAGTATAGGTTCCAGCAGATAAAGAAAAGTCAAAATTATGAAAAATGAAAATGGCATTTTCAGTAGCTGTACCGTTTGCAATTATCGTCCCGTCGTTATTGACTGTAAATGTAACTCCGTTTAGAGTGTCCGTTCCCTTTGCATACGGATACTGTATCAAATTCCTTCCCGTGCTCACTATCTCCTTGAAGAAAGCGTTTTTCAGACCGGGAAAATACGGCATGTAAGGAAGCGCAGTGGAGCCTTCGTTTAACATGGGATAAACTGTTAAATTATTTTCCGTTTGTCCTTCATTTAATTGAATGTAAATAGATTGAAAAATCCACCCTTCTCCCCACGTAAATGAAGGACTACTATCCGAAAAAATATAATTAATTTCGCCACCTTCTTCTGTCAGGTAAGAAATAATCCCGTGACGACAAGAAAAATAATAGGTCATTCCTCCTATAAAATTTATCTTATCGGCGCCGGTAGAAAAAATAAATGAAGCAAATCCCGTAGCAGTCCCGTTTATGGTAATTGCTCCGTCCGTATTTACAGTAAAAGTCACGCCGTTCACAGTCTTGCTCATACCGTCCGTATACGGATACGGCATCAAATTCGTCGTCTTTACCGTTTTTCCCGTTATCTTCTTCACAGGCGTTTGCACTCCGTCCGCGATATTCTCCCCGCCCGCTGTCTCTCTCGTCGTGTAAGTATCTGTTGCCGTCTGCACATAGATTTCGTTCTTCTGCTCCAAGAGGGTATAAAGTCCGTCTACTTGCCTCTGTGTGTTTGCAAGCGCTGTTTGGGTTGCGTAATCCGTGGGAATATTTTTCGTCAATGCGAAAGTACCTGAATCCGCAGGAAAAAGATATGTCCAATCATTTCGTGAGATATACCCTGCATTATAGTTTGTTTCGTCCAAAGAGTTTTTAACTACTGTTCCCTTCTTGGCTTGGATTGCTTCTTCAAACGTATTTTCGCCCGTGAAATCATTGTTCCCGTCTAATGTCGGGCACTTGGAAATCTTTTCTTCTACGTCGGCGATGTTTTCCATATTTGCACCGTTTTTAGGATTGCCGGACAAACCCTTGGCGATATTAATATTACCGTTAGCGTCACGCTTTACAATTGCGCTTGCTATGCTTGTGATAGTGACTCGTTCCATTTTTTGACTGCCGTCAGTATCTTTCACATAAGCTTCTTCATAAGCAGTTGCACCCGATTGTTTGTCAAGTTTATCTTCGCTTAAATCTGATACTTGAATTGAAAGATTATCTACGTCAGACATAAGTTCCGTCGTTACGTCCGAAAGTGTAGATACTTTATCGGAAATATCCGAAACCTTGCTTTGTAATCCCGTTATATCTTCCTCCATTCCAGGAATTTGTCCTTCTATTTCTTTAAGAGTTGCTTTTATTTTGTCCAATTCAGTCGGCTCTATCGGCTCGTCTTGTCCTAAATACGCGCTTTCCAAAACTATCAGATTAGCTGTCTGCGTTGTCGTAACAGAAATAACTTTTTGATTATCTTTATCCGTATTATCTATACTTTCCACATTTACGACTACTGTTTGTGTTCCCGCATACACGCAGAACTCTTTCGGAGTAATTATCGTATAAACGGCATAAGCAATCCCGACCACCGTTTCAGTCTTTACGTAATCCAGATAATAACTCTTTGTCGTCAGCTTCGTACCATTAGGCGCAGTGAGAATCGCTCCCGTTTTCACTAAATTCGCGAACGTTCCGCCTTCATTCTCATACAAAAGACTTTTCGGAACATACACCGACATTTGAGAATTACGGTAGCAACCTTCATAAAGGTCAAAATCTTTGTAAAGCTCCGCAATTCTTCCACTCATTTTCAGATAAATTTTGATTTCATTCATAGTCTACCTCGTTTAGTTTTTTTATATATAAAAAAGACGAGTAAAAACTCGCCTTTTACTTTACGGACAAATATTTGTACAAATTATTGCACATAACTATTGACAAACGGAATAAGATATGCTATAATAGTCATACTCAAATAAGGAGGTACAACAATGGTAGCAGTAAATTACTCCACAATACGTAACAACTTAAAAACCTATTGCGACAAAGCCAGCGATGACGGAGAAGTTGTTGTTGTCACTCGTAAAGAAGAAAAAAACGTCGTTATTTTAAGCATGGAACAATACAACCAACTCCAAAAGCAGGTTGCCAATGCGAAATATCTTTCTATGCTGGATAAATCCATGCAACAAATACAGGACGGCGGAATAGTTGTCAAAGATATTAAAGACTTTGAGGACTAAAACCAATGAACGTTATCTTCTCTTCTATCGCTTGGGCGCAATATACCGAATGGCAAGAAACCGACAAAGCCACAGTCAAAAAAATCAATGCTTTGATTAAAGATATTTCCCGCAACGGATTATCTAAGGGAATCGGACAACCCGAAGCCTTAAAATATCGTAAGGCTTGGAGCAGACGGATTTCTCACTCCGACAGGCTCGTATATAACTTTGACGAAAATAAGAACCTTATTATTTTTGCCTGTATGGGACATTATGAAAATTAATTTGCTCACCCCTCCATTAATTATTTTTGTTGAAAGCCGTACCCCAAAAGAGTACGGCTTTCTTCTTTATTAACCTATTAAATTGCCCCCCCCCCGCTTATGAAGAACTTTCTCACTTCTACAACTCGTCCAAGTATCAACAAATCTTCCGTTTCTCGCCCCTCTATGATTACGGGAGGATATTCGGGATTACTTGTATACAATACCATAATTTCTTCATCGGGATTATAGGAGACTTTACGGACACACGCCCGCCCCGCCCTATACGTCAATGCAAGGTCACCATTCTCCACATAATTTTGTTTATGAACGATTATCACGTCACCCGCATTTATCCCCGAATCGCTTAAATAATTATCTCCGACTCTTATCGCCATATATTCTATTTTATCGCGATAATCAATGGAAACAAATTCATGAGGATTTTCAGCGATTTTTTCTTTTATCATGCCGCCACCTCCAAGAGCTTACGGAAAACCTCAACCGCCTTTTCGTAATAACGGAAGGTCTCTACTTGTTTGTTTGAATGAGGGGCTTTATCGTAAAACCATTTGCCATAGTATTCGGTTTTCATGCCGTGAGTGTTTGCAAGGTGCCCTATCTTACAAGCGGTCGTTCCAAGCCTTTCCGCTATCTCTCCCGCCGAATATGTAAGCTCGTTGACTTCGGGTAAGGGCAAGAGAAATTGTCCTGTAAGAATATGTGTAGCGTTTGCTTGAAGTACCTGTTTGTACTCTCCTTCCATATCTCCCGACATTTGTATTAAAAGTTTTGCGCTTTCAATATCCAATTTCTTCTTTCTCGCTTCGGCGTTTATTCGAGCAGTTTCCGCTTTCTTGATTTTCAAATCGTCATCGGATTTCTTTTTCGCGGGCATTTTGTATTCGCCTGTCTTGCTGATAGAAGGAAGTACCTCGTCAAACACCCAACTTTCAAACTTCTGCGCTTCGGGAAGTTTACTTCTCACAATAAGACGATAAACATCATTTTGGAGTATGAAATTTATATCTTGCATTTTCCCGCTAATAGGGGTAGAACGTTTCGTTATAGCCCTACAATGGTCTTTTATCGCTTTATTTGGATTGGAATATCCCAAAGCTGTTGCCACATCACTACCACAAAAGAGAACTTCATTCCCTTCTACTATTGTTCTAACTTGCCCGAATTGTTCATTCTGAAATACTGTTACCTCATTTTTCATTTTCTTTGTCTCCATAAAATTTTAATTTTTACTTGACAAGGAAAAAATTACGTGGTACAATAATTGTACTGATACGGAACTTTTTCCTTGTCGGTTTTGTCTAAGTGATACGGGATTGCAGTCCTTACGTATCACTTTTTTTTATTAGGTCGTTCTCTTTGTCGAGTGCATACAAACTCAATATGTACTCTTTTACAGAAAGACCTAACAAAGTAGCATGCGCCTTTATTTCTCTGCGCGTTTTCTTCTCGACCATTATGGTCAATGTTACTTCGTTGTTTTCCATGTTTTTGACCTCCTTGTTTTACTTTGTTTGGTGATTATATAATATCACCATATTTATTAAATGTCAACTGTTTTTACTATATTTAGTAAAAATTATTGACTTTTTTTTTCGAGCCTGTTATAATTCAATTATGGAAACAGAAAAAACCCCTTTAACAAAAGCATTAGAATTAGAAATAAAATTTCGCTTTTCTAACATAAAGCGTTTTTCTGACGCTTCTGGCATTCCTTATATGACTATTTCAAATGTCTTAAAACGCGGAGTAGAAAATTCTGTGTTTGGAACTATTCAGAAAATTTGCGCCGCCCTTGAACTGCCTTTGACGACGTTAATTGAAACAGCAAATAATTACCCTCAATTCCCTACACGAGATACCGAAAAAGATACCACCACAGTGGAAGAAGCGCTCCAAAAAGCTCTGCCTGAATTATCTGCAAATTTACAAGACGATCCTAAAAAACTTGACCTCTATTTAAGATTAAGAGCCGAGGAATTATATAAATATCATCAAAAATTGGCCAATCAATATTTAGAAGCCATAAAAAATGCAGATGATTCTTTGTCGGCAACAGTGCATAATTATGACATTAAAGAACGATATGAAAAATTACCAAATGCAGAATCTATTCAGTTAAAAAAGATGACCACATTATGTCATAAAAAAGACGAGTAAAAAATATCTTTGCTAAACAGTCCTTGATAGTAAGGCTCCCACTATAAGGGATTACCTGAGGTCAATGGACTATACGAAAGCCGTACCCTTCGGGGCGCGGCTTTCTTTACATAATCTTGAATATCTCTTGACAGGATTATTTTTTTGTAGTATCATATTTTTGTAGTATCATATTTTTGTAAAATTTTTCAAGGAGTGACTATTATGAAGAAGTTTTTCTGTGCTATCTTCTCGTTCGTTCTTGTTTCTCTTCTCTGTTTTTCGGGGTGCTCTCCTGCGACAACTTCCGATGAATCAAATAAAGAAAACCAATGGATAGAGGTGCAAAGCATTACCTACTGTATAAAAGACGGAGAAGAAAAGACTCTTACTTCTACTGTCTACCGAAACATTGTTAATAATGAACAGATAACTCAAGAAGAATTTGAAAATGCTCCAGAAGAACAAAAAGAACTTATACATAATTTAGATATTTATACATTGGAAGTTTCCGTCAATCGAAAGGAAATGATTAAAGACTTAAACAGTACAGTCGGAAAAACTATTTATTCTTGGTCATACGCTGAAAGACAGAAATTTGTTATAAAAAGTTATGAATTCCGCTATGTAAAAATCCATTTTGTCGATAACGGAGGAATGGAAATCAATTATTATGAAACTTCCGACAATTTAGGATTTACCACAATAAATGTTCTTCCTGTTTCTTATGAAATAACTTACTTTAACGATTAAATTAGATACCGCCCAAAATTACTTGGGCGGTATCTTTTTTATTACTCAATCTTCCAGCCAAAGTTCATAGTTTTCGTACTGATAGGAAATCTCGTCCTGATTCCAAAACCGAATACCGCTTGCAAAGCGTTGCCGTAAGTCGTCGCGGGCAGTGTTGCTGATATTTCCCGTAATCCCCTGCAACTGCGCTTTGACATAGTTATGATACTTTCGGATATGTACGTAATCTTTTACATTGGCAATACTATCAAAAGAGAAGCCGTACAGGTTCATGAAATCATTCGCTGTTTTTAAGTCTCCGCCCAAAGCCGAATACTTTTCTGCATACAGCCCCAAATCGGTAGCAAACATATTGAACAGCACGTTCCCGTTTGCATTTTTCATTTGGTCGGGGGCACTTCTCATGTTATCAATAGTCATAGAGCGGTCTATTAAAGACTGTGCTATGTCAAGCCCCGCAGAAAGGCCACTGCCTACAGCTCCCGCGATTTTTCCGCTTGCCGCTTGCGATATTACCCCAGCCGTAGATTTTACCGCGCCTATACCGATTTTCAAATTGGATTGCATAAAGAAATTTTTGTTATTCGCAATAAACGCTGCATATTGGCTATTAGTAAATGCAAGTCCGCTATCTGTACTTCCTACAAGGCCCGTGTAGTTTTCTTCTGTGCCTTCAAGATATAAGCCCGTAGGGTTCAAACGCATATAATATCTTGTAATTTCAGGCTGTATCGGCTCACTATACAAAAAAGACGCTTCGTATGCTGAAATTTTCTGAATATCATACGTAAATTCGTCTCCGTTTGCCGCTGTAATAATAAGTTCTTTGAAATTTTGACTGTTTAACTTAGGATTGTAAGTCAAGTTGGGAGTCTGTGCCCGAATGACGTTCGGCTTATATAAATTAATGTTTTCTGTAAGAGAATAATCCGATGTTGCTAATTCTTTTTTCGTTTGATTAGAGCCAAAAAATAAACCCCATCTTCTGTTATTAAGCCCTTGGACAAGAAGTATTGTATTTTCATTATTATCTAATGTACAAACACCATCGCTAATATAAGTTTCATCTACATATTTGTTGACTGAACCTTGCATCATTAAATTTGTTCCCTCAACATACATTCCCTCGGCTGAATCAAATGGAGGAACAATGGAAAGTTTTATCTGATAGTAAAAGCTGGTAACTCCTTCATCTTTGTTCTGATATTCAAACCATTTTCTTCCCCATTCACTTGGAATAAATCCAGTTATTTTTTCTCCCGCAGCATTAGACGGTAAAATTTTTATAACGTTGGTTGCTTCATTATAGTTTGTATCATCTTTAATCACTGTGTTATAAATAGGATAACAAAATACACTTGCTGCCCCATTTAATCCTAACGGGAGTTTTACTTTCCCATGTTCACCTTCTATTTCTTTTTTAACCCCCGGACTACTATTATTTTCAATTTGCAAAACCGTATATTGTGCAGTCGGATCAATAAAGACATAAACCCAATAGGCTACATTCTCATTAAGCCAATCATCGACAACAGAATTGCCCGTAAATTTGATGTTTAACTTTTCGCGGGAAACAAGGCGTTTGGGGAAATTCATACCCTCCTCCGCGTTGAAAATCTTTGACGAGGGGTCGGAAATGAATCTAATATAATCCCCTCCCGATTCCGTTGCAGGCTCAAACCGATTCAAATGAGCTCTTTCGATAAGACAATCGGAGAAAGAGATGTCGGGGTCAAAGAAGAAGGTCTGAACGGTATCGAGTTGTAAATCGAGGAGGACTTTTCCCTCCGTGCAAATCTTTGATTTTGTAATGAAGTAATAAAAATATCTGGGATTTTTGATACCCGTATAAGTTACTTTGATAACGGCGTAATTTTTATTCGAGATATTAAATTGTCCGTTAACCAACGGAGAATTTTCCTGATAGACTTGCGAGGTAATAAACAGGGAATCGAGGTTCGGTGCCTCAATAGGCATAAACGGAGTATCGCCGTTTCGTATTTTGTTTTCAAAATATTCCTGTTGTTCCTCTTCACTGTTGAAGTAGCGTGTATCTTCGCCGTGCAAATCGAACGGAAAATCCAAAAGTCCGAGCTGATAGGAGATTGACCCTATATCCGAATCGGTATCGGTAAACGTGACGTCATAAGTCGAAGCGTTCGGGGGAGCGGAACTCGACTTTGCCGTTCTGAAAATCTTGACAGTAGCGGTAAAGGGAGAATCTTCCGTAAATGATACACCATCGTAATATTTCAAAGTATGTTTTCCCGTTTCTCTGCTCCCGGTGTAAATCGACGGTTTCAAAATTTCTTTTTGGATTATACCCCAAGCCTCCGACTCATAGGGAATTTGGAAGTTATAATATTTGGTTTGTCCGGTGAGCAATACTTTATTGGAGTTACCGTCAAAATAATTACGCATGGTTCCTTCGCGTTCAAGGGTCACGCTTTCGGAGAGGAACGGGATTTCAACGTCGTCCAAAAACCAATGTTTATCAGCGGAAGTAACGGCATTTTCGGTATAGGTAACAAAGACGGAAAAAGACATCGTGACAGTCTCTCCCGTACCGTAAGCGACTTTATAAGTACCCGTTTTCTTTTCCGCGAAGGTAAAAATTCCTTTGCCGTTCGTGAACGCATGAGAGATGTTTTTATTCTTTCTGATAAGTTCTTCTACAATTCCTTTGACCTGTAAGAAATGATAGTTAGCACGGGCAGATGGAATAGGAAGGTCTACGGAGAACACATATTTCCCCTCGGTATATTCTCCTGCCACGGGTACAAACTCCGCGCTGTCCGTCCGTAAAATGCCTTGAATATCGGCTTTCCCGACCGTACCGTCTCTAATTTCCGACATAACCTTAAAGGTATAACGGTCATGCCAAGCCGCTCCGGCTTTGTTGAGTTCGTCTGTAATAAAATTTGCCACTTCCTGCGGGTTTAACATCGATTAATTCCTCCTGATAATTTTTTCGTGTATTCTTTTCAGTCCTAAATAGAAAAAGGTCTGTTTTGCCGGTGTAAAGATACTTTTTTCGTCTATATTGTCCACCACCCACCACCGTCCGAACAAATAAATGATGTCGCCGATATCGACGACGCACTCAAATTCTCCGGTTTCGTCGTTGAAATATGCGTCGGTGGTTTCCACGATTCTGTAATCGCTCTTGACGACGATATTTTCTTCCGTCTGCGTGAAATACTTCTGTTTGTCTATACCGTTTTCCAAATACTTGAACTGTACGTCCTGACCGATATCGACATATGCGGTCTTATTCCACTCCACATAGATAGAGTCGGGAACCCTCGTTGCATTTGTCTGCAACCATTCCAATAATGCCTCGCCGTTTTCCACGTCGGAAAGATTGCTCGCGAATCGGACAGTGCGATAATTCTCGTCTTTCCATTCTCCCTTGCCGTCGTAATCAAGTACATAGGCTGAATTGAATTGATTTCCTAAGCCATAAGAAATATAATTCGACATGATTTCAAGAGTATCATAAGTCTTGCCGTTAGAAGTAAAATCCACGCTCCATCTAACTCTCGGGTCCAAGAGCGCAGGATTTTCAAAAATCAGCCACTCTCCCGCCAGCGGATCTGAAAAAACGGCCGCCGTCTCCTCGTAATTGAAAGCCTTATAAACCTGTCCCCATTCGCCCTTAAAACCGAAAGGAACACGTTTTTCGACACGTATTTTTTTCATGTTCCCACCTCAATATTTATCCGTATCCAGCCGAACGAACTGCGGGAGCATAAACCACCGCGTAAGCCCCATAAAATCGAGCTTATAAACCGTTCTCGGAGATATATAAGAATTATCCCTGAAATCCTCTTCGGGAGCTGTTCCCTGCGTCTTTCCCTTCGATAAATCGTAAGCGGAATATTTCGTCGTAACGCCGTTGTCGATGATATATTTTGCCTGTATGATAAGCGCTTCCTCAAACTGCTTTCGGAAGGTATACGGGTCTTGATAAATCTGTCTCGGCACCGTCGCAATCCTGTACAGCATGACCTGAAAGGTTTTCCAGCCCGATTTATATTGGATATAGTCGTATACCGTATCGGTGACGAGCCCGATAAACTCCCGCATTTTATTCGGGCTGTCGCTGATATACTTTCTTTCCACGTCAATCCCGTTCAGCGTCAGACATTCGGGGGTCAGAAAATATTTATGCTGCAACGGATCGTAAATCATAAACTGCGTACTGCAAGGATATTTATTATCCCCGTTTTCAAAATCCGCGGGGTCGTTGTAAACGGGTACGTCGCTTCTTTTCATGTCGTTACTCCTTAAATGCTTCTTTCTGTTTCATCTTTTTAACGCGCTCTTTGAGCTTTACGGAATCGGCGGCAACTTTTCTCGAACTCAACAGCGCGGCCTTTGCCGACTCCGCGGTGCTGTCGTTTATGGCTTTTTTATTCGTTCCTATTCCCTTCAACAGCTTAGAGACCTGTTTCGTAAAAGTTTTGCGTTTCCGTTTCCCGCGCCGTTTCGCTTTCGGTCTGTTTGTCGACGGAGATTTCGTTTCCGCGTGAGAAACGGGCGGATTTGCTTTTACGTTTTTTTCCAACGGCGGGAGATTGTGTTTTTTTCTGTACCGTTCTTCGCTTTCGCGTTTCCATGCCTCTTTTGAATCGAATGGTTTTCCGCCCGGCAGAGACAACAAGTCTCGCCCGTTGATGGTCTTGATAAAAATCCCCTGACCTTCCAGTCTTCCGACCTCGCCCGCGGCGTTTTTCTCCGAGCTGGATTTTGAAATCGTAAACATGGTGTTATAGGTTCGTCCGCTCCGTTTATTCGTCACGGGCGCAACGACCTGCTGTCCCGTTCTTAAATTGTCGTCACCCCAATATACATAGAGCTTTCCGCTCAAATGGTGGCCGTAAGTCCCGTAATATAAACGCATGTTACTCCCTCTGTATTCGATGACGGTTGCGGGAATTGCACCCGCTTTTACGCTTGACCGTCATAATCAAGGGGCGGAAAAATCCGTCCCTTTTGCTCTTTAATCAGCCGCCGTCACTTTTGCAATGGCAAGCGCGGGATTGGTGATACCACCGCCGCAAACCGCCTGAATCTGTGCATACGAGCCGACAAAGTCAATGGCATTGACCATACGAAGGCCTTCGATGTCGCAAGCGATAGCGAAAGATTCGTGGTCGTAGATGATGTACTCGCACTTTGCCGCGTCTCCCGTATTTGCGGGAGCGTTACCCGCAACGGGAAGCACGGAAGGCGTACCTCCGCCGATAAGGTTGGAGGAGAACACGTTCATTCCGTACAGCCGACCGATTTTCCCGTCTTTGATGAGGGATTCGTTCGTTTCGGGAATGAATGCGTTTCCGGCAGTATAGGCGTTCGCGAGGAACAACGCCTCCATTTCGGGACTGATAATCAGCACGTCGGGGCTTCCGCCGTTCACTCGAATCTGCGTGCGGTCGTCGAGAATGGAAGTGATGAGCGTCGAAAGCGTAGTGTCCGCCGTCGTGTTCGCACTTCTCGTAGCGCCGCCTACCCCGACTCCGTTTTCCGCCACGGGCGCTTTCAGAAGATAGGACATCCACTGAATCTGGCACCCTTCTTTGAACTCCTCGATGACTTCGCTGACCTTATCGACGGATTTCCCGCTCGCGCGAAGCGTTTCCACGAGGTCATAGCATTTCTCGGAACGGGAAATGGCGTCCGTCTTCTGAATCAGGACGAGACTGTCCGCCGTTTCGGTGTGAGTCAAATCCAATCCGCCCGCGCTCGTCGCGGTCTTGACCGTCGCGGCGGTCTTTCCGAGACGTCTCGCGTAAATCTGTCCGCCGCGTTCGTTATACTTGTTGGTAAACGTCACGCCGGGCTTGAAGGTGTTGTCCTTGAAAAGGTTGTTGACAAGAATTTTGCTGAACACCGTATCCACCGTTTCTGTTGCATTGAACTTAAACGAGGACGGTAAAGATTCCGTATAAGCCATATAATTTTATCTCCTTTTTAATTAATCTCTGGGATTGATTCCCATTTGCTTCAATCTCTTTTCTTCCTCGGTGAGATTATCCGAGCCGTTGTCTACGTCCATTCCGAAGCCCTTCGACGGCTTATAGCCGTGTACCCATTCGGGGAAATCCTTCAAAATGTCCTTGACTTTGTCGAGCTCTTCCAGACTTCCGATTTCGGATTTTGCCAGCCGCATAGCGGGACCGAGTTTTTCCTCGCGCACCCCACCGCGCAAGAGGGCGTTCTCGATTTTCGCTTCCAGCAGCATGTCCTCCGTCTTATCTCCTTTGAGCTCATTTACTTCCTTGCCGATTTCCTGTGTTTCCTCCCGTACTTCTTCCGCTTTTTCGTCGCGTTTTTCGGGATTCTCCGCCTTATCACGCTCGATTTTATCTATCTCGCGTTCGTCCTCGGCTTTGTCGATGTCCTCGACCTTCTCCTCGATTTTTTCCTTTCCCGCTTCGGGAGCTTCTTCTTTCGGCTTTTCTTCGGGTTTTGTCTCCGATTCTTTCAAGCCGTTCTCTTCCGTCTCTTTTTCGCCCGGAAAAACTTTCTTGAATACCTCCCTGTATTTCGGGTTAAAAAAATCGACTCCGGAGAGTCGAGACAGTTCTCTTTTCAATTCGTTAATTTCCATGTCCTTTATTTCCTTAAAGTTATTTAGCCCTTTTTGCGTGTTGCTACTCACTGCGTAACGCCGCCGCGGATTTCGCCTTTTTACGCGTCGCGATTCGCTCATTTAGCCTTTATTATGGAGCGCTATTCTCCGTGGGGTCGTCCTCCCGCTCCTCCTCGGAGCCTTCGGCAGGTTCCGCGGAATCGGTTTCGTCTCCGTTCCCGCCTTCGTCTATGGTCTCCACGCCTTTGGAAGCAAAAATTTGCAAAAGCTCCTCCTCCGCCTCCTCGTCGCTTATCCCCTTATTGAGTTCTTTTATCGCAGTCAGCGGCGCTTTGATTCCGCCTTCCACCTGCTTTACGAGCACGTCCGTCACGTTCTCCACCGTCGGATTCGTGTATTCGTTGAACGTAATGCTGATTAAGCTCGAATAATCGACAATCTCTTTCCCGTCGATATAATCCCGAACCTGCAAATATCGGTTCAAAAGGTCCTTCAAGGTTTTTCGCCAGCCGTTCAGGGCTATTTCCCTCGTCCGCATGCTCGGCTTTTCCCGCGCGTCCTGACTCTCCTGCGAGCTGTTTATACTCTCCAATCCCGTAAGCCCCAGCGTCGTGGGAGAAAGTCCCGCCTTGTTGATGGCCGTGCTCATGAGATTTTGTATCGTCTTGGTATATGCCTCCCATTTAATGTCGCCCTGCACGACATTCCAGAGCGCCGAATTATCCCCGGGGGAAGCGCTCCCCTTCGTCGTAATGATCGTTTTATTGAAATGATTGAGCCTTAAATCATTCCCTTCCGCGTCCTGCGGAATAAGCTCATCCGAAATAAATTCTTTGATTCCGCCCTTTCGGATAGCGTCGATTAAATCGCTGATACTTTCCGTCAGCGCGTCCTCTATGCTCGCAAGGCCCTGAATATCGGGGACGCCTCGTTCGCCCTTATAGAGCTGATTGGAATTGTCGTTCTTTTTGAAGATAATCAAAAAGTCCTTCAAAGGGAATTGACGGGGCGTCATATCTATATCGGGCGGAAATTTCTCCCTGCACTCCTGCATTTTCGCCTCGTCGTTTTTCGGGACATACTTCCCGTCTATCGCGAACCGATAATCGATACACGCATAGCCCTCGTCGTTCTTATAATGTATTTCCCGAAGTTCATAAGACGCGTCGTCTTTCGATACCTCTTTTATCACGAAGGACTTTATCTTTCCGCGCCTGTAATTGACTTCCAGATGTTGGGGCTCTATGATGTCGATAATTGGTCGGTCGCATACGTCGGGGCAGAAGGAAATCCGAAAGGCAACGTCCCCGATTCCGCTTTCCCAATACACTCCGTCGCAGAATTTCTTTTGAAGTTCCGCTTCGTCTATCAGTTCGTTGAGCACCTCGTCGATTTCCTCGTCGTCGCTTTCGCATTTGAAACCGTTCGACGCCACAAGATTGACTTTCGCATTGACGATCATGGGAATAATGCCGAAATATGCAAACGCCTGCCCCGGGAGATATTGACGGAGAAACATTCTGTCCGCTTCCATCGTCAGCCATGTATCCTTGAAATATTTCGGAATTTGTACCTCGAAAAATCTTCGGATAACAGACGGGTCGTTGCTCAGCATGGCGAGATTCTGCGCCATGTTATATTCATAGACCGCAGGCGAACGCATATCGTCTATGAGCTCTTTATTTTTCAGATTAAAGTTATACCTCGCCATGTCTAATCGTCCTTTATCAGTTTATCGTCGAATTTCTTTTCCTTCGTCCGTTTCATTTTATCCGTGTTTTTTATGATAATCTCGTCTCTCGGCGATGCGGGAATTTCCGTTTCCCTCGTATCTTCCCCGACTATCCCCGTAATCTTCCAACCCTTCGGTTTATAGATCTTTTCGTACTGTCTTTCGTCTATGACGTTTTTTATCCCGTTTTTTTCAATATCGTAAAATTTCATGCTTTCACCTCTTTATGTTTCTCGTAATATCGTTCCACTTCTCCGTCAGTCCGTAAGCGACGGAATCGCCGTGGTCGTTGTCCTTTATTCCCATATCCAATTCCGCCCCGTCCTCGTCCAGCAACAGCCGCGTATGCGCATTATAAGAGTTTATCGCATGCGTACTCCACAATAACCGCCCCTGTATCAACAGCTGCTGTTTCAACTCGCACCGCGTTTTCAGATTAATGACGTCTTTATATGCCTTTACGGCTCCTTTTACTTGTACGGTATTGAACTTATTCCGGCTTTTCCAAGTATTGATTAAAATCGCCTCGGCACTGTCTATCACGATTTTTTTCAGCTTGAACATCCATTTACACCACCACGGCTCCAATTCCTTTTCCACGGCGGTTATGATCGCGTCATGGCTCGCCGCGGGGATTTCCCACGATTCCAACACAATCACTCTCTGACATCCCTTCGAATACCCGATAAGGCTTGCTATCGTCGAGGCTTTATCCGTGTGCTCCGGGTCTCTGTTCGAGCCTACGTCTACGAATACGCCCATTTCAAAGATCGCGCCTATATCTATCTTTTCAAAAGGAATCAGGTGCGTTTCCTTGCTCATTAACGGCGCATAGGCCGCACCTTCCACTGCTCCGCGGCAGCCGAGAATTTTGCTCGTATAATAGAAGGAGTTTTCAGGGTACAGTTCTATAAGCTGTCGCCTCTGTTCTTCCGTCAGATGCGGCGCGTCGTCGTTGAGGTTGAAATGGTAATAGTGCATGTACGGTCTGTCCTCTATCATTTCCGAAAGCTCGGCCGCGGGAACCGTATCCCTGAACTGTACCGCCGCATGATTGATAAACTCCGTATAAAATTCCTGTGTCGGAAGTCCGCCGTTCGTCGTCCCTATCAGTTTACAGTCACGGCTGAACGCTCGGCCGAGACACTCCCGAATACAATCGATATGAAGCACGGACAATTCTTCCAGCCATAAGCCGTTCGGATTTGCGCCGAGAACCTTTGACCACGCGCCTCGGTCGTCTGCCCCCAAAAGATAAACATATTTATCCCCATAAAGCCCGTGAAAGAGAAATTGCAGGCCTCCGTCTTTCCCGCTGACATACGGCTCCCGCATGAAATCGTACATATTGTAAAAGCTGTCTTTGTTTTGCAGGATATTTCTCGCACCCGTCCCGCGGTCTTTGAAAATCATGAAAAACTGCGTATCGTCTGCCGGAGCGTTCATCAGCCAATCCATGAACTTATGTCCCGCGACGAGCGTCTTGGAACACCCCGTCGCTCCCGTTAAAAACAAAATGCGAGCTTCGTCGTTCATGACTGCCCGCATTTTATCCGTCCAGATAATTTCGTTTAATTTCATTTTCCTTTCTTTACGCTTTCCAGATACTCCCGCATGAGTTCCTTGTTTTCGTTCGTGACGCTTGCCTCCACCTTATCTGTCGGCTTCTCTCCGCTCGTATCCCGAAGCGCTTCAAAAGCCCTTGTATCGCCCTCTAACGCACGCTTTATCTGTGCCGCTACAATGTCCTCTAACATCGTGCTTCCGCGCTCTGTGGACGTTTTTAACGCCGCCAGAACAGCTTGCTGAAACTGTTTCTTCTCCCGCCGCGCTTCTCCGCTCGCCTTCCCGCCGCGTTTGCCTTTTTCTCTCGCTTCTTCCTCGCTTCGCACCGGTTTCAGATTCTTTTCGTTCATTCCGTCTCACCGCCTTTTTTCACATGAAAAAAGCACCCTTAAAAGGTGCTTTACTTTTTATTTTTTATAAATCAAATATCCCATATTATTGGTATCGACAAGTTCGATGTACCCGTCCTTATCCAATTCTTCCAAAACGGAAACCAATCCGTCAAAATCAAATCCCCATTTTGTATAGTCGATTTCAACGCCTTCAAAAGTTTCTTTTTCGACATACCCGAACGCAAACCCTATAATTCCCAGTTCTTCATTTTCCGCTTTGGAAAAATAAGGCTCAATACAGTTCCATAATTCTTTCTTGTTCATTATTTTCTCCTATAACTAATTTACTTCTATTCAGAACAACAATATTCTTTTCAGGACTTATCATAGGAATATATGCGTCATAACCTTTCAATGCGCAATACGTTCCAAAAGATATTACGTGCTGCATTTTCCATAAACGTTCTTTTTCTGTTTGAGTATGTTCGGCTGTCGTTCTATGCTTATCACTAAATCGATTAAATTCTTTCCTTACTTCTTTTCCCGCTATTTTCATATCCGCCGGCATAACAGCGCTCACAACCACGGCAGAACCCTTTGTATATACTCTCGCCTCATTCGTATCTTTTGACATATATACGCCGTTACCGCCCAAGCCTATTCCTACATACATTTCACCGTTATAAAACTGTTCGGCATATTCTTTTGCTCTTTCTCCGTTTAACCCTCGAAACATTATTGTTCCCTTTGATAAAACTTTTGTAAGTTCTTTTTTATCAACTTTTTTTGGGGGATTAGAAAATCCTTTAAGATCTAAAATCTTCTTTAAGTTTTTATCTCCTCCCCCCTTTTCCGGTCTTTCGTAGGTTTTTGACAAACTTTCAAAGACTTTATCCATTTCACTATCAGAGAGCGGAATTCCGTCAATAATTTTTTTATCTATTTCACTATCAAAAACAATCTTATTCGGCCCTATTCCCAATTCTTTAAGCCGCTTTATTTCCGCTTCCGTCGGCTCATGCTCTCCGCCCATTCCGTCCGAAGAATACTTTTCCTCCGCATTCTGTTGCGTCACGCCTTTCTCGTTCAGCGCGTCCCACACCTCTTTCGGAGACATCCCTTTCGTATCAATTCCGTATTTCTTCGCAAGTCCGTATGCGATTCTGTTATCCGCCATAATTATACCGCCTTTTCTCCCGTCCGTCAACAAAAAAAGACGATACTTTTCGGTATCGCCCTCTTTTTCCATGATACCATTATATCATAGATTTTAACGAATTTACTCCAAACTTTTTGGAGTAATTAAAACAACTGATATTCCTCTGCAATAATTTCCGCCGTAAAGAATATTTCCTCCGTCCAATATGCCGATGTACTTTCCGCTATATGAGACTGTATAGCCGCTTTACGGAAGCTCAATCTTCTAAGCCAACGATTATAAATATAACTTGCCTTTCCCTCACCTCCGTGTTTCTTATCCTCAATTTTATAGTGTTCTATCGTCCTTTTAACAATCTCTACCTGTTTTTCGAGAGTGTCCTTTTTGTCTATGTATCTTAATACCGTTTTCTCCGTTCCGTTTGAATGGTCTGAAACGACAGAAGGGCGGGAGTAATCTACCCCGCCCAAACCAGGTATATTCAGCATTTCCAACCGCCTCTTGTTATTCACATAGTCCCGAAATGCTCGCTTTATGTATTCCCGCTTCTCCTCTATCGTCATACCCTTTTCCTTCCTTTCAGCTTCTTCTTTTCTGTCCCGAACCTCTTGCAATCTTTCTTCCCGCACTCCGATAACGGACAATTAAGACAAATATCCACTTCTGCTTTCGGCGTATATACTTCATGCGCCGTTCCTTTCTTTAATGTTTTCATTCTCTTCCCTCCGACAACTCTACTAACTTTCCTGTTTCTATTTTGTCCTCCAACTCGGCAAGGCGGTGACGCAGCTCCGCCGCTTGTATGGCTATCGTATTTAATATTCCCAATGGACAATCCATACACTCGAAGCAACAGCCCTCCATTATGTCCTCGGCTGTCACTCCACATTCTTCTTGGGCGTGATTTGCTATGTACTCTGTCAGTTTCACGTCATTCCCTTGCTCGTCGTAGATAAATACTTCTTTATCTTTACAACGCGCATAATTCAGCATTGTTTCTACATTGCTTTGGGGTTCATTCTTTGTCAATCTCTTATAAGCGCTCATTTTTGTTTCTCCTTATTTATTTTCAATACTTCTACCATTAGTTTTATTGCTTTCTCGCAATCATGTTTTCTACTTGATTGAAAATACCAATAGCATTTTCCGTTTTGAGTATACATCGGACAAAAATCACATTTTATCAGTTTTCTTTCTTTTTCTTGCATTTCTTACACCTCTCAATATCTGTTACAATACCTTCCAATTTACACTCAATCCAAAAGGTTACGCTATCCCTACCACCATTTTCTATTTTTGCGTATCGGCAATTACATTTCTTTAAGACATCTTTCATTTTATCCCTCCAACAATTCGGGATTGTCGTGTATATTCCCGATGACTTCATACTTTCTCCAAATAGTGCCTACAAAGCTCGCGCCTCCTACCGTTGCTACAATCTTTCCTTCTTCGTTTAAGGCTTTTACGAAACAAGTTCTAAATGCACCCCACTCATTACAATAATCGACTATTTTTATTTGTCCGAATTTATCCTGTAATATATCTCCCTCGAATATCTTCTTCCCGTTCTTGTCCGTCAAGCCTGTGTACTGCCCAACGGTTTCAGGAAGCACATCAACGACTTGTATTCCATTCTTAAATCCCCAATCGCAAGCGAGCGCGTCTTGGACGATTAAATGTTGAGTATTTTTTTCAACTTCGCTCTCGCCGCGCACCATGCAAAGGCGTATTTTTTGGTGTGCAAAATAACTCCCATACACCCATTCGCCGTTGTCTGCGTTCTTTCCTTTAAATAATATCTCTCTCATATTTTCTCCTCCGACAGCTCTTTTTCGGCTTGTTCTATAAAGAATTTGTGAACTCCTAAGTCGCTCACTATCGCCTGTTGCGATATACCTTCGTGCTGCTTACCATTCAAAGCCAATATATAAGCTGTTTCACACAATTTCAACGCCCTTTCCGCTACTTCCGCTCGGTGTTTGAGTTCCGCGTTTTCCTTCCGCAATTCTTCTATATATTGAGCAGCATATTGTTCTATTTTACCCCCATGCCGCAGAATATCTGCAACCTTCTCGTTCATTTCAAGATATGTTTTCATTTCTCTACCTCCACTCCGTATTCTTTCGCATATTCCTTTATATGATTTTCAAACTGTTCGACAAGATTTTCCGCCACTTCTTTCACTGTTGAACCTTTACAAGAATATACTCCGTTTTTTATTAAGCCTTCCGCAAACTCTTGCACCGTTTCTTTATCATGGACTTCGATAGACCGAATGGGACAAATTGTTTCGTGCCATTCAATACACATTTCTAAGGGTACTTTATTAATGGGACAGAAATATAACCCTTCAATTCCCGCGCTTTTTCTAAATTTACAATCAATACAGTGATTCGTTATTTCCGAACTACTTATATAAATTTCTTCGATTTGCTTCTCTTTCTCCATGTTAGTCCTCCTTTTCTTCGACATAACACCAACTTTGCGGCGGGCGGGTAATTCTATGGCACCAACCGCTCCATTCCTCCCAGCAACTGTAACAGCGTGTTATATTTTTATTAAAAACAGCACATTCATTTATTAGTTCCCCATATTCGTTTGTGCCGTCGTAACAACAAAAATTTTCTTCATTTTCAAACCGATTATGTAATTCCTTGTTATAGGCCCAAAACTCTCCCAGCTCCTTCGGCTTGTCGTAGAAAATCACGTCCTCCATGTACAAGAATTTAAGCGGTCTTCCGTTTGCATAAGCAAAAAGTTGTTCGTCTGTCACACGGGTTTCGGGACGATTGCTGTAATACGCCTGTATCATGTTATCCGCTCGGACTATTTCCACCTTTCGGCAGATATATTCCCCGACGACTTTCCCGCACCCGCCGCGACGGATAATTACTTTCGTTTCCACACCGTCTATCGTCTTGCTTATAAACGATTTTTCTTTCTGCTTCGTTTCGTAAATATATGCCTTGAACGGTGTTTCATCGGGCGAGGTTTTTCTCACCTCTATCCGCTTTAAGGGAAACCGTTTTCCACCGAAACGCATATTGAAAACGTGTTCGGGATTTATGCTTTGTATTATCGATTTCATCTTACTCCTCTTTTTCCTACTTCCCGCTCATGTGCGCGAACGGGTTTCGGTTTGCCTTGCATGTGTACTCTTTCTCTCAAAACTGAACTTTTCCTTTTTATTTATTCCAACCCGCGCACTGTCGTTTGCATGTTATTCCGTCAAACACTTTATCTCCACTTCTACCCGCGCAGAGTCTCCGTATTCTTTCGATACCTTCAACTCTATCACTCCGCTATCGTCATAATACGCCACTCCGTTCAATGCGTCTAAAATCGACTTTGTTATATTATCCACGTCAGGCTTTACACAAGGCTTTATTTCGCCCCTTACAGCCGCTTCTCGTTTCTTCTTGGAGTATGACGCGGGAATATCGTATATCGCTCTTATAACCACTCTAAACAGCCCTTTTCCCAAATATGTACCTCCCGCCGCTTTATAGCTCCACCTCACGAGGTTTTCATAGTCGACCGTGTTCTGCGGCGTCATGCTTTGCATTTTTCCCCTTTGTCGGTTATAAAACGTCCTCGCACGCGCCTTTCCTTGCGGTTTTCCTTCAACGATGAATTTCATCTCCACAGCCTCCGCGCTTCCTCTTGTCTCTCCATTCGGTATTCCGCATACACCATGCTTTCTCCGTTCCTCGATTTTCCTACCCGCAAATATGTCTTTATCGGATAGCCTTGCTTCTTCAACTCGTATATCCTCGCTCCCAATCTCATGATTCCGTATCTCTCCATCGCTTCTCGGCTCGTAATACTTCCGTTATCAAGCAGATGTTTCAACACCTCTTCATTCTGCGTCATCTTCCGCCTCCTTCTCTATCTCATACAGAGCTCGACGGATTCCGTAGGCATAAGAGGTATACATTACTTGCGCCTTACTGCCCTCGCCTAAACGCCTTGATTTTTCGTAATTCTCGTTTGCCAGCCTTTCCAACTTCTTTTTTGTCATTTTTCTCCTTCGTTCATATTTTTCTGCCGCATTCAGTTCTGCCGCACGCGACAATGCTTTTTCGTAATCCCAATACACATCGTTGCTTCCATACTCACAAAAATCCTCGTCCATTACTATATTTTCTTCGGGATAAATCTCCTCGACAGTATGTTCTTCTGGGTACCATTCCCCAATTTTTCGCATTTTTCCATCGATTATTATGCTGCCTTCTGTTTCCCTTTCATTCGCCTTTCCGCTTAATATCATTGGTTTCATTGGACTGACGATTTGATAAAATTTGTCTCCTGCTTTCATGTTTCACCCTCCTATACGTAACTTTCTAACTCTTCGTTGTAATGGATTCCGTATAGCTTCCCCAACGTATATTCGATATTTTCACGCATTTCCTTGGTCGTCCGACTATCCAAAAGCAACTCCCGAGAATGTATCAATATCGCCAGCTTTTGGATTTGCTCCATGTACGTCACAAGGTTTCCTTTTTGATAATCCTTTGTTCTGTCTGCCGGCGCAAATACGTTTATCACACTTTCGCATAGCTCTATTTCTCGATTCAACCATTCCACCAAGTGTCCGTACCGCTTTTCCTCGGTCATGATTTCTTCTAACTTTTCCCGCCAAGCATATGAGAAGAACACTTGATTCGTTTTTTGGAATACCTGCGATAACACCGCACATAAATCTTTCGCATTGTATTCGCCCATTTCCGCCTCCTTCAAAACGGTGCTTCTTCGTCGTCTCTTAACTCCGTCAATGTTACTTCCCCTATCGCTATTTTTTCTTGCGTCGGACTTACCTCCCAGCCGTATCGGATTTCTTCCCCGGGATAGTTCAAAAATCGTTTTGACTTCGGTTCGAAGTATACGCCTATCAGGCTGTCATCGTCTCCGAACTCTCGGTCTTTTGCTATTTCAAGGATGTTCGAAAACTCAAAAGCAGGATTATCTGCCGACCAGCCGAAATAATCTTTCGCTCGGATTTTGAAGTCTTTCGTTACTCTATGGACCATTAATACCGTGTCCGCCGTATTTATAATGTCTCCGCTTCCGCCTACGTCCTCAATTCGTGGTAGGGTCTTTACTTTGTTCGGGTGCGCTACAAGAATCACACAAATATTTTTTCTTTGCGCATATCCTTGGAGCTTCTTTACGATTCGACTTTGAGCCTCGTATTTATTGTCATCTACTTCTTCAAGTTCCATTTTCATCAAATTGTCGAGAATGATAAAACGGATTTTCGGATTCTTTTTTACTTCTCCTGTAACTTCCTCGAATATCTTATCTACCTCGAAACTGTTATTGTCGTAAATCTTCAATTTATTTCCAATCCATTTTTCTACACATTCCTTGACTTCTTTTGTCCTTGGATAAAACAACTCTTTTCCCGTCGAGGTCGTATATCCGCGCAAATTCTCTGGGCCTAAGGCTTGAAGTGTCAGCCAATTCTTTAATCGTGGATTTGCCATTTCGAAAGAACCTAACAACCCCGAATACCCTCGGTCTATGAAATTACATACAAGCTGTCCGATAAATGTCGTTTTCCCTCCCGCTCTCGGACCCGTTACGATTACCAAATGTCCCAATCCGAATCCCATTATCGCTTTATCTAATTTCTCTATTCCCGTTTTCAAGTAATTCCTTTCATCAAACCGCAAGTCTCCAATTTCTTCTAAATTCACAAACGCCATTTCCTGCCTCCGTCATAGTACCCGATATGTTTCGTCGTCTCTCACTCTTTGTTTGGTTTCTGTATACGGTTGATGCGTTTCCCACGTGATGAATTTCTGTTTCCAATTTTTTACCGCCTTCCCTTCGCTGTCATGCCACGCTCCCGCTTCAAAGTAATCGAAAAACCTTTTTGCTAAATCCGGGCGGCCTCGCTCTTCCGCATACGCTTTAACTTGTTCCAAACTTGGCGGTATAAACTCTTTCCGCTTTTTCCCTACTTGTTCCGATAAGCTACTTTCTTCTGCTATTAAGAAAGGGATTTCCGTTTGTGTTGCTTTTACGCTCTCTACTACTTCTTCGGAAAACTCGCTTTCTTTTTTATATATTTTTTCTTCTTTACTTTCTTTTACTTTACTTTTATTTAAGAGTTTTTCGGTCGATTTACTGGGTTTTTCGGTCGATTTACTGGGTTTTTCGGTCGATTTACTGGGTTTTTCGGTCGAAAAACTCGCAGAGTGTAAAGAAAGATAATAGGAATGCTTTTTACTCAACTTTCCCATTTGTTCGTCTGTCAAAATCCATTTTTCAGGCTCGACGTTTATATCCGTACGATCCACAGTGCAACTATAAAATGTTTCCTGTGCTCGCTCCGAAGTGATAATTTTGGGATAGTGGTCACTGCTAAATAGTCCTCGCGCCACACACGCCTCAATCAATTCAGGAATGGACTCTTTCTTCACAGGGTATTTCCCCCCGCGAATATTTTTATATATGAACCAAATACAATCTTGCTTTTCTGCCTCTGTTTGGTACGGGATATAATATCCCTTTTTCTTGTAGAGAAAGCAAAGTAACGATATATATACATCGTTTATGATTGCCCCGTATTGTTCCCGTAAAAAATCCAATTTTTCATCTTCCAGCAAATCGACATCAAAGGGAAAGTAATCCAACCCTTGTTTTGTCGGTCGTGCCAAGTATTATCACCTCCTTATAACGGATATTCGCCTTTGATTAATTTTTCGGTATATTCTATTTCTTCTTTCGCTTTTTGTAGCCCCTCCTTTATTAAATTTATAATTTTTTCTTGATACCCTACATCAAATTCTTCGTTGTCCGCTCTAAGCCCTTCTAATACGTTTTCTAAGCCATACAATGCTGTTATATATTTTCCTATATCCATTTTAATCCTCCATAGAGAACGGAATCTCTGCTTCCTCCGTCTCCTTCTGCTCTTTCTTTTTCTTCTGCCGAGCTAAATATTCGCGAATATCTTGTGTAGCTTCTTTGTCCCATTCACCATATGGAACGCCTAACTTCTTTTCTAATGCCGCAATCGTTGCTTCTGCGTTCTTTACTCCGTAGACCTGTACAAGCTCGCTTTTCGTCAATTTCCATTCTTCCGTCTTGGCCGTCTGTTTTGCTTTCGTCGCTTCCTTGGGTGCCGTCTGTCCGTTGTTTGTCGTGTCGCTGTCTTTCGTATCGTCTATCGCAAATAATCCGTTTAACGCGTATTTCCTTGCATACGAAGAACTCGCTCCCGTTACCTGACTTCCGTCCATTCCTTTCTTTTCCGCTTCTTCCCGGGCGTATGCCGTATTTTCTACCACTCCCTCACTTTCAAGGTCTATCAGCCGCGCCGTGGACTTTATGTAATATCTTTCTCCGATTTGGATTACCTCGTCTCCCATTACGCTTACTGCCTTGTATTTGGCGCATAACGGCTTTACCGCCTCCAATATATCTTCACAATTCCGATAATTATATTTCCCGAATGAGTTATATTGACTTTTCGGTGCTTTTAATTCTGTTTGTATCGATAACAACTTCTCGTATATCGTCATTATTCTGCCCTCCTGACGCTGTTTATTTGCGGGTTATATCTTTCCTCTATCCTCGCGCCTTCTACGCTCTTGCCCGCTTTTAACGCGTTTTTTACAGCCGTTAAATCTATCCCTTCCGTGACCTTCTCTACCCAGTAATCTTTCGTCACTTTCGCTTCGTCCTCCACGACTACCGCTTCGCTCTTTCGGAACGTCACTTTCGCTCTTACCGTCTCAAACCTTTGTCCTTGCAATACATGCGAGAGATACCCTTTCAGGCTTTCCTGTTTCTTTTCCGCCGCTTTTCTCCGCGCTTTGAAGATTTCTTCCTGCCTTTTCAAGCCTTCTATCTCGTTCTCCGTATTCTCGATTAAAAACACTATGTTTTCGATTTTCTTGTCACGCTCCATTTGAAGCATGTCGAGTTTCTCATAGTCAAGGATTTCTCCCGTCTCTTCATCGACGCACTCCTCTATCCCGCGCTCGATTTCATATATCGTCATTAGCCTTCCCTCCGACAGATTTCTTCCAGCGCGGATTTTTCCGCGCTTTCCAATCGCTTCAAACGGATATACTCCCACAACGTCAACCCGCGGTGCCGATGTAAATCTTCCATGACTTCTTTTATGTCTCCCGTCAGCTTCACGCTTGTTTCTTTCGCCTCTTCCGTCATTGTGCCTTTCTCCTCGCTCTTAATATCGCGTTTGCCGCTTCCCGTCCGTATGCTACATAACTGTCGATACATTCTTCGCAGAGTATATACGGCTCTTTTCCGTACAGCTTCGGCATTACGTAACAATTATCGTCTGCATAAATCGCTTTATTGCACTCCGAACAATGACATGCGGGAATTTCTTTTTCCCATGTTTCCCCCGTTTCCTCGTCCTTTACCTTATCCCAGAACTTTAACATTCCGTTTTCTATATTATCGTTATGTAACATTTTTAATTGCCCTCCCTTGAAATCCTTTCAATTTCTTGTGCTATGATATACCTTGACGCTTGTTTTGCCCTCTCTTTTACGTTCTGAGAGACTTTCTTCGCTTTCTCGTCTATTCCTTCAAAGTATTCCGCTATCGCTTCCACAGCCGCTGGAAAACTCTCATAACCGACAGGCGCTCTGTTTAACGACGGATAGTCTCTGTTCTTTATCTCCACTATCACCGCCCCGTTTTCCAAATCCTGTCTGAATCCGATTTCAAACGTCCCGAACGGGTCTCGGCTGATGTCTTTCTCTGCCACCAACTTCCCGTTCTCATACGTCCACCACATTCTTTTGCTACTGAATTTCTCCACATCGATTCTTCTTTGATACCTCATATCTTTTTTTGCTTGACACGTTCAAAAGTTCGTCCTATAATAGAGATAGCTTAAAATAACTCTTCCACAGTTGTTTTTAATGCTACCGCTATTTTCTTAGCGGTTGTGACTTTCGGCTCTCTTTGGCCTGATTCATAATATTGATAGAGCCGAACGTCAATTTTTAACGTGTCAGATACTTGTTTTTGCGTCAGGCTTAATTCTTCCCTGCGCTTCTTCAAGTTGTTCATTGTACCTCCTTTTAGGTATTCACGAACATTTCGTTCGTGTTGTACCTATATTATACACGAACAAGTCGTTCGTGTCAATTGTTTTTATAAAAGTTTTTGAAAAAATTTTTTTGGGGTATATACTTATGAATTTCGGAAAGCAATTAAAAGATTTACGGAATCAAAAAGGATTAAAGCAAACAGATATGGCAGCCTTATTGGGCATAACTGTTCGAGCCTATCAAAACTATGAACTTGAAGCTCGTGAGCCGTCTTTATCTGTTCTCATAGCCCTTGCCGATTTCTTCGACGTTTCGCTTGATTACTTGGTCGGGAGGGATAGGTGAATGGAAATTGCCGCTTTTGTAATATCAATTGTTGCCTTAGTGTTTTCTATTCCTTCCACAATCTTGTCCATCATACATATTTGTAAGGAAAAATTGAATATCGATTTTAAGTTAGATGGAGATATATTTGGAGATGACGCAGTTTTTCTTCGCAAAAAAGGAGAAGTTTATTTCTGTTCTTCTACGTTTTTACTCGCAAACAAAACCGACCAAAATTATACCTTATATAAAATTACTGTGTTAGATGGGGAAAGGGAAGAAGAACTTATCATATCTACCGCTTACGGAGAAAGTTCTTTCAACAACATATCGCTATCTGGTAATGAATTTCTTTATAAATTATTTCATTTTCAGATTTCAAAGCCAAAAAATAAGAAATTGACTTTTAAGATTTACACTAATAGAAAAACTTTCACTAAGAAGATAACATACAAATTAGGCTGATAATAACTCCCGCTATCCCCAATATAAACGACGTTGTGCTTAAAATAAGCATAATAATTGCCTCTTTTAATTTAGGATTAGTTTTCTGTTTCTTCATTCTCTCCTCCTGGCTTTCGGTGACCCCTCTCGGGGTTTCGGAACGCGGCCTCCGCTCTCTCTTCAGACCGATTATTTCTCCGCAAACATCTTTAATATCTCTTGCGCCGATATGTTGAGTATTTCTGTTAGTTTCAACATAGTTTCTGCATTCGGTTCTCCCTTTCCATAAATCCATTTATATACGGCATGGTCTTTATAACCAAGTATTTTTGACAACCTATACGCCGTCATTTTTCTATCTTTTAATAGCTCTTGAAATTTCGTTCGTTTTTTCATGTTCTTCCCTTAAACTTTTGTTCGTTTATTGTTTAACGTCTTTCCATTCTGTTTATAATAAATATGTTGGGATTTCTTTCCAATAATTTTACAAAGGAGGAAAACGTTATGATAAGGCAACCTGTTTCTTCTACCGATATTCGGAGTATCGGTTATGAAAATGGCGTTTTAGAAATTGAGTTTCATTCTGGCGGTATTTATACATATCCGAATGTTCCCAAAGAGCATTTCGACTATATGATAAGTCACCCTCACCCTGGCACTTATTTTCATAGAATGGTAAAACCCTATTATCCTTATAATAGTAAACGCTAATCTTCATATGGCATAGGAATACCTTTTAGAGCTTCAACAAGCTCTATGTTCCGGTCGGTCACTAACACAGTCATGTGTGGGTGACCTTTTTTTCTTAATAGCTCTACAAGCGGACTTGCAGCCTCTTGAAGTTCTTCAAAGGTGATTTCCGTTCGTGAGGTCATCTTTTTGATTTCTTTCTCTGTCATTTCCTTTCTCCTTCCTTCATGGATTATTTTTTTCAGATTTTAACTTTCGTTCGCGGATAATTTCTTTTTGAAAATCGTCAAGACATGGATAAAATAATCGGTCTATTCTTTCAAGAAGTTTTTTCCCTTTATCATGAGACATCTTATCGATTTCTTTTGAGATTGTTACTTCAAAAAAGCATTTGACTCCGCTTTCTTCTGTTATTTGGATTCTCAACAAATACACATCCTCGATTGCTGTAATACAGAAATTTTCTTTCTTTTTCATTATCGCTCTCCTCTTGGAGGGTTTTCTTTTTCCCTCCGTTTATGGTCCTCT